GAGAGTTACTGTGTACCTCAATGCTTCATCAGTCGCGCCGATATCAGGATACCCGATCTCGCTGATGTAGCCATCGTACACTGCGATTGTATCGATATTTGCGCCACCGAGATCGACGGTTACGCGAGTGTGAACTCTGGCGAGCCGACGAGTATCGAGCACGCTTAACAGGTTAGTGGCAGTCGCGGTATCGTCGAGGTACAGCGTAAATTGCACTGTGCCTGGGTCGTTGCGTACTGGCACGCGCTGCATTTTCGTGTCGCTCAATGCGGTCACATCAGCAAACGTGGTAGATCGCGCGTTGGCTGCGATGCTGATCAGCCCGCTCAGAGCTGCTGTAGTGCCTGCGGTGCTGCTGCTCAGCGTCGCGTAGGCTGCGGTCGTTCCCGGTCCAAGAACATTTGGCATGTCGAGACTCCTTTACTGGTATGTGCCGACTACGTCTATTGTAGTCAGTCGTGCTAGCTCGTCGGTCCCATCTCCCCCGAGCTCAGATTGATCCTGCGCCTCTTCAATGCGCCAGTGATGGACTGTCGTGCCGTCTACTGTCTGTCGCCCTGGTGTAGCCTCGATCTGAGCCGCGATCCACACTAGGACGCCCTGCGCACCCGATCGAGTCTCAGCCACTGCCGTCAGCGTAACACGCTCTGTAATGACTGCTGGTATGCCAGAGAGCAGCATCTGTCGCTGAGTGCTAATGCCCTGATACACGACATAGGGCAGAGATGATCCTACTGGCGCATTCTCTGGTGATATGCCACCGGGTATGGTCGTCGAGTAGTTGCTGCGCGCGACGAGGTAGGTGCGCAGGAGCTTACCAAGGGCACTCATACATCACCTGCATCTGGTGTGATTTTGCCCTTGGCGATCAGATTGTCTAGAGACATTTGCAGGTATTCCACTGTTATCGATGATACCGTGGATAGGCCAGAATCTAGGGCAGGGCGCAAGAAAGGTTTAGCACTAACCCTTATTCGCTTATTGCTGGCCCAAATTTTGGCGTTAAATCCTTTTTCGACTAAGTGCGCGTATTTTGTTGGTTTTGCTTCAACCATGACATTACGCTGCGCTACTTTTGACTTTGTCGGCTTGAAATATGCGATAAAAACTTTGGCGACAGTGCCTTTTTTGGGCCCAACTATCGCAGTGACTATGCCTTTTTTTGTCGTGATAACTTTTACGGCGATGCTTTTTTTCAGGGCTAGGCTTGCGCCGTACATGCGCACAAGCTGATCACCTACGCGTATCACCGCCTTACGACTAGGTGCTTTCGCCCTAGCGATTTTTGCGACCTGTCCACCAATTTTGCGAGCAGCTCGGCGAAACGCGGTACGTATGACGATCGGGAATTTGGCGAGCCGATTCATCAGGTCGCCCAATCCTACAATTGGAAACTGCTCATCCATTGCATGCGGCATCACGCACCTCCAGTCGTGGTGGTGGTGGTCGTCGTAGGTGCTGCCGTTGTCGTCGTGCTGGTCGTGGTCGCTGGCGCATCTGACTCGACCTGCACAGCCGTGATGCGTAGATGCTCGTTGAGTCCGTCAACGGTGCTTAATCCCACGATATTGAGCGTGATCGCTCCGTAGATCATGCGATGGATCGGCAGCACATCGGTGCGGTATCTCATCGTGACCGTGTAGGTCGTGACTGACGACTGCATCAGAGCGCTCTGCGGCTCGCTGCCTGGAGTCGAGACAACGCTGGCCCACACGGTCGCATAGGTGGCCCAGGTGCGAATAGCCTGCCCGTATGAGTCAATACTGTCGGTCGGTGCCTGAAGGGTTACACGACGACGCAGATCTCCTACTACGGTGGCGGCTGGCATCAGCTATACCCTCCATCGGAGTAGAGCCTGAGCACGCTATCGACTGCCAGCGGCACTTCAGATCCGAACGACCCGACTGCTTCTCTGTGCTCGTACCAATGCGCTACAAGCATCATGATTGCGAGGCGCAGGAGCTGCGGTATGCCCGTGCTGGCTGAGCCATAGCCTGCGATCCAGTCGATCTCGATTGCGCCACGCTGAAGCGGATAAGTAATTGGCCACATGCCGCTCGGTGGCAGCACGAGCAGCGGCGGGTTGTTGTCGAGAAGAACCTCGAAATCATTGGCGGCATACGTCATCGTTTGCTGATTGCCGTCACCGTCGTAGTATCGGATCCGCGGTGTGATGTATGCGATGCCGGTCACGAGATTAGCCGCAGCCTCGATCGCAGGCGACCTTGGCAGCTCGATGTCGTAGGGCCAGTTGTCCATCGTCAATCGGTATGCGGTATAGATCAAGGTGCGGCTAGTGTAACGCTCTACCATTTCACGTGCCGCAGTGATCATCGCAGTGATGAGCGTATCATCATCGCTCAAATCCACGCGCATATGCAGCTTCGCCTCAGCCAGTGTGACTGGCTCAGCGGTACCACGCGCGAGGATCTTGATGTTCATCGTTTCTCCACGTTTTTACGACGCTTATTGTCTGCTATGTCTAAAGGTGGTGGAGCCGGTGCTGCTGGCTCGTTGTAGGGCTCGGCGAGCCCAGCGCTTACGAGGCGCTGGGCATCGTCGCCGAGGATATCAAGGACTTCGCCGGGCGTGTAGCTCACGAGAGTGCCTACGCAGTGGATGAGTATTTTAACTCTCATGAGCTTACCCCACATTAGGATGCTGGCTGAGTAATACGGACGATCGCGGAGGACTGAGCCACCTTGGCGTCAGACCTACGAACTGCCATAAAGCCAGTCTGATAGGCATCAGCATAGCGCTCGTTCATGCGGATGATTTCAATATCGCCCGCATCACGGATGTAATATTTGGAGAAATCTCCAAACAATACAGTTTTGGCGCTGGCAGCGATCGAGCTGGCCATTGCGTTGTTGACGATCACCGGATAGCCAAGGAGCCGCGGTGCGTTGCCGTTCAAGAGGTCCAAGAACAATGGGCGGCTCTGTGAGTCGGCCAGTTGCAGGATGGTAGACCAGATCGACTGGTGCATCATGAATGCGCCATTTTGCTGGTAGCCATAGTCGAGCGCATTACGCAACGCCATAATGTTAGCCAGCGTGATGGTGGTTGTGGTTGCGCCGGTGGCACCAGCGCTGGAGCCGGTGACTACACCCTGAGGAGCAGTCGTGCCATTACCAGTTGCGTGGTCGGTGGCTTCCTTGCGACCAAGACGCTCGCCAAGGAGACCAGCAACTTCGGTCGCAAGATCCAAACCGGAGTCACGTAGGAGCTCATTGCTGAGCAGTACCAGCGACTCGGTGCGGTATGCGCCAAGGATGATCTGGCCGAACGTCATGTCAGTAGCGGATGGTGCGGTGTTTTCCGCGCCGATCGCACCTGGGTTGCCAGTGTCGTCGATTGTCGGGAATGGTAGGCTATTACCCGACTCAGTGCGGATGACGCGAGCAACATCACGAAGCGGATTGAAATAGACGATCTTCTTTTCCAATTCCGCGAGGAATCCCTGCGGGATGGTGTAACCACCGGCACTGGAGCTGGTCGAGTTGGCGCGAGTCAGCACGATGCGGTTGCTGCCCAGGTTGAGCCCTGAGCGCTGAGCTGCTGAGCGGTGCTCAGGGCGTGCGTCGTTGCCGAGAAACCAGCCACAAAGAGCGGTTTCACGGTCCCGATTAGCGCGCTTGTCGTCGAGGTCGCGCGTGAACATTGGCACGCCCACTGGTGCTGGTCGTGTGCGGCGTGAGCTGGCGCTGAGCACATCGTTGAGACGTGCGCGAGCTGCCTGCTGCTGAGTTGCTGGATCTGCTGCTGGCGCTTCTGCTGGCGCCTCTTCGCCAGAGACCTCTTCGGCCATTGCTAGCTCGATAGCCGCGATGCGAGCATCGTGGTCTGCGATGAGAGCAACAATTTCATCCACCTTTGCAGTCTCTTCAGGCGTCCACTCACGGGTCGCTGCCGACTCGTGGTAGCCCTTGGCCTGCTCTACTAGACGTGCTCGCTCTGCGAGCAGGTCGCGACGTGATACGCTCATACAATCCTCCCTGCGCAGCCGAGCTGCGACATAAGCAATTTTCGGCCTCGTAAATGTACGC